TTTAGGTATGGAGCATCAAACCCAATTGCCATGCGTTCTGTCTTAGACATAGACGAGCCTTGATCTAGCTGGCTATGACAGTGAAAGCAAAGACTTGCGATCAAGTTGTCATCAGCCTTAATTCCTCTACCCTTACCACCACCCCAATTCGTGTGAGCCGCAACGACTGTCCCGTCATCAGCACCGCAGTGCATACAAGGAATCTTCCTAGCGTTCTCCAGCAGTTTCTTGCTGCGGATGTAGTTATGCTTGGGAAACATCATTTACCGTCACTCCGTTTTGTGCCGCCCAAGCCAAAAGCCACTCAATGAATTGAGTTGATTCGTGCTTTTTAAACTTACGGGTTTGTAAGCCAAGTTGGACAATTCCAGTGCCATCAAGACTAGGAACTAGCTTGCCAGTGCTGATCCCTATTTCTTTAGCAAACTGCCAAACAAGAAAACGCTTCCAATCTTCGGAACTCCACTTGGCCCCTAAATGGCTGGATTGTTTTGCAATGTCATTGATGATGGCGTGATATTTTTCTTCTTGCTCACGGCTCTTTGATTCTTGTTCAATCGTCAGTACCAGCTTGTTACCAGCCAGCAAGTAAGGCTTGGCCTTGGCCCAAACATCTTTCAGGACAGTGTGCGCCTGTTGTGCGTTATGCAGCGTAATCTTCACTTTTCACCTTTGTAATTGCAAAAGCCCAAAAAGCACCACCAAACACTTTTGCCAAAAACTGCATTGCAACAATCTGAGGCATCAAAACACCAAAAGCCAAAGTTGGGAAAACAATACTATCAACAGCAGCGCCAGCGATATTACTTGCGTTGGCTCGTTTCAACCAAGAGCCAGTGATCTTTGCAAAAGCAACCCAATCAATAACAGATGCGGCTGTAAACGAAACGGCAGAAGCAACAGCGATCATCCCGGCAGACGGGTTTAACAAGTAAGTCAAAACACCAGTTCCAAGAATCAGGCCACCCATTTGCCAAGCCTTTAGCTTTGTGTGCAAGAAGTCTCGCAAAGCCAAATCTAGGCCGATAAACAAAAAAGAGTTTATTGGGGACACCCAAGGGCCAAATTGTGCGATTGACAAGTTTGCGGCAGTCATTGCCAGTGCGTAAATTGCGATTGCGATTTTCATATCAATGTTTCCTGTATAGGTTGTTTAATCCATTTTTGTGCAGCGTTATGAGATTCAATTCGTTGCCTCATAACCAATGCTCTTGCTTCTTTTGTTGGTGGAGGGTAGTTTCCGTTCTTCCAGTTGTTATCAATTCCTATGTTTCTACCAATGTTTGTGCTGTCAGCTGACGCAAAAGGTAGCTTTGTAAATACTTCGGGGTCAAGCATACGCAAGCCATGCAACTTGCAAACTGGATAGCCATCAGGACAAACAGCGTTCATTGCTTCTGCCATTCGCCCCCACCACAAAGAATTGCCAATTTCTGCAAATTGACCAGATGATCCAATGCAAACCCTGTGAAATGTACGAGCCAACCAAGTAAGCCGACTGATAGATTCGTGCATATGCCAAACAGGAGCGCCAAAAAAATTACCTAAAGGCCAAGCCCTGACAAGCGCATTGTTATCGTCTTCAGTTCCGTCAATCACATCAGGAATCACGGCAAAGTCGCAATTAGGCATTTTCTTGCACATCAATGCCCATTCGTAAAAGTCAGACCAATCAGTTCTAGGATTGCCACTTTTCCAAGCACTAAAAGCACCGTTATCCACAGCAAATGATTGGCAGACTTCAGCGGCAACACCTAGCTGATCTGGATGCTGGAAAGAAACAAACCCATGACCACCTTGTACAGCAGTAACAGCCGCAGTTGCTGGAGTAATTGGCATACCGTGATAATGGATCATCTAACAACCCCAATCATGCGTAAAGCCGCTTCAGGGCCATCAATGCGGCAAACGATACCACCACACCAAGTTTCAAAAAACTCTTGCTGTAGCTTCGTTAAACGCTTTTTAGGGCCATCTTTGACCTCGACAAGAAATGTCTGGTTTCCATAGCCGACTAAAAGGTCAACAGGTAAACCAATAATCCAGACATAAGCGCCAGCGGCTCTCAGTGCTGAAACGATTTGCGCTTGATTTGCGTCTACTCTGGCAGCGTATCTCATTCTTGGCCTGTTGCTTTTTGGATTGCAGCATCTGCCATCTTCATAGCGGCTTCATACTCAATAATTTCTTCCCGAGTAACTGCGGCAATACAGTCAATAAACGGCATAACCCTTCTAAGAGCCTCCAGCAAATCAGGCGCTGCGCAAATCAGGCGAGCATCTAATGCGCTACCTCGTTTGATGCCTCTAAGTTCGTAGCAAACGTTGCCATCATCATTCCATGTGCAGTAACCGACTTCACACGGCCCCGGAGTGTGTTGTGTTGTCATTCCAATTCCCCATTCTGTAACTTAACCATGTAACCTCTTATCCGTTCAACAGCACCAGTGCCGTAAGTCTTTTCTAACCACGCTAAACTTGTTGCTGTTTTGATACCGTTGTAAGAATTATACAACGTATCCATTTTACCGGTTATGCCATTATACGTAACTACTACATCCTGAGCGTAATCTAAATGCTTCGCGTACCAATCCTTATTTTTTTGGGTTATAGGAATATTTTGTTCTGGAAAAGTCCTCATTAGTTTAAAATTTAATCAAAAATAAGTAAAATTTTGACTATTTAGAACAAATCTAATTAACACGTCCCATTCCTCCACCATCAAATTCGGGATTATCAATATCGTAATCGGCATCATCCGCCGATCCGCCCATCACATAATTAGGTAAATCGTATGTTTTATCATCGTCTTCTAGGCTAGTATCTTTTGGCCTAATGTCGGCTGCTATATCCTGCATTAAAGCAATTCCATAAGCATCCGCCAAGTCATTATCGGAACCAATCTCCACTTCGTCGTAGTTACCAAGCTCGTTAATCAACGCAGGACCATTATCGTTAGGCGAATTAAACCAAATATCCTGAATATGGTCTTCAATATTTGACTGCATAAGCGCCACCATGCGCGGACGGCTAAACCCTGTTAATCGAATACCAAAATCATGATTCTGTTCACTACCCTCCGACTCAAAAGCCTTTGGCCTTGCCGCTAAGAACTTAGTACCGCCATTTTCTTTGAAATATTGTATAACTAATCCGGCTCCAACGTCCACTAATACGTTATTTAATATATTGTAGTAAACAGCTAACTGTAAACATAGCTCATAGAACTTTTCTTTACGCTTAGGACGTGTTCTTATGACTGCTACCGGCACTTTTCTTAACGCACCTGCACCAATACTATTCTCACGTATTAAAACGCACATAGCACCTAATGATTTAGATGTTTTAGAAGTATCTTGGTCGTAACTATCTATTCCTGAGCAATATAGATTAGTGTAATTCTTCCGCGGATGTTCTCCATCAATTATGTAAACAATCTCAGTTGAATCTTCGTTGTCCTTTAGTGCAACTGCCTTGGCTTGTAATGGCATTTTAATAAGTCCATTATCATCCTTAACCCACTCCATTCTGTAACGTGAGAATTTAGGGTGGGGTAGCGAAGAAATCTTAAAATCCTGTTCGTTTAATTTGTCTATCGGAAAGTTATTAACAACTGTCTTTTTAAAAATTTCTTTAGCGTTTAGCGGATTGTTCTGCAAGTCTTCGTTATAGGCTTTTAAGTCACCTGATTTAAGTAACTTTTCCCGATTAGCCTTAATGTCGCTCTCCGCTCTTTCAACATCTTCTACACCGATCAATTCATATTCTTTGTGGTTTAAATAAAGCTCAGAATCTTTAGGTAATCTGCGCTCAGGTTCTTTTGCACCTCCGTAATAATAAAATCTTGTTGCGGGGATTAAGAACTTCTCGAAATTAAAATCTTCTGCATGTTCCCATACCTTTTTAAAGTCTTTACTGCCCTTGTCAATATTTCCGCCGGTACCAAACCCTATCATCGAACCAACCTGTTTGTTACCCGACTTAAAACAATCCTTAGATGCTGAATAGAACTCTAAAAACTTCTCAAACTCACCAATCTCTTCTACAATAGCGTCATTTAAATAGAGTCCCTTAAATATACCTGCGTTTGTGTGACCTGTACGCGCGTATATTGTATTCATAGTGCCCTTATCCACATAATCACCATGCTCATCTTTTATTCTGAATCCCGCGATAATCTCATCATCGTTACTCTTTAATCTTTTTATCCTTAATTCAGGTGGCATTTTACTATCACCGAATTTCCACTTAGACAAAAAATCATCTACGTAATCTTTTTTACCCGATGCAACTCCACCTTTATATCCCGGAAAGAACCTCCACCCATAATCAATAACCATTGTGTGCGTAGCCTCTGAAATACCTTTACGTCGACCTTTTGGCACCAATAAATTTCTGCCGTTTGTCTTTACGAAATCAATATAATTAGCAAGCTCTAAGTGAAGGTCAACGTAGTCTGGCTCTGTCACTCCTTTAATGGTAGACATTATCTTATAGTTCATATACCAATAAAATCTACCAGGGATAAACAATCCGCCTGTCTGAATGCCGTGATGTATGCAATATAATTGATCCTCCCAAAACGACTGCCATGCAGGCGTGCCTATTACCCTCTTATCTCTTCTACTATCCGCTTCTTTAGGGATGCCTCCGCGGGCTATCGGACTGGGATTGAAGCCCTTGCCCTTGAAATAAGGCGCGGTCATTATTTTACTAATACTCATTTTGACCTCCCTATTTTACCGCTAACTATAGCATTGTATCTGTCTATGTTCTTTGTAAGAAAGTCCTCCAATAAACTAAGCTCCGAATCTCCCTTAATCTGTCCTTCGTCTTTCATTTCCTGAGACACTTCTTGTTCTAATTCCCTAATAGCATCGCGCAATTGTGAAATCGTTTTCATTAAGTTACTATTAGAAGAAGGAGAATCATCATCGTATTCGGGAGATAAAAACCTCTGTGAGATCCTATCTAACTTCGTCCGATACCTATTTATCAACTCTATCTTATCGTTATACTGAAGGGCTGTATAGGCTTCAATGGCTGCTTTAATCTTAGGCTTCTCCAATAGATTAGGCATGTTCTCGCCGAATGCCTCCCACATAGCGTTATTCCTACGCTGTATTTCTGGTAATTGGTGGTAGGGACTATGGTAGTCACAGTACATTACAATAAAATATATTTCGTCTTTATTTAATACGCGTAGCTCTTCCTTTAGCTTTAAAGCTTCGGGTCTCAAAAGGAGTTTATCCTTCTCGTCAACGTAGAATAGGTAGCTCATGGTTTTTCAATTTATTGTTTAATCTTTATTATAAGCTCTACGCCCTATTTTTATCCAATCAATATCAAACCAAACACCGACATCCGAATAAGAGCTACATCCTACTGCATCTTTATCGGTATGTTCTTTATCATCGCCAACGGCAGGAATAGTACCAAGATAATTAGTTCCTGTTTTAGATATTGATATTTGCCAATTACCATCATTGTTATACCAAATTTTACCCTTGGTGCCATCACTGACAGATATTGATTTTACATCATCATAGCAGTTTGCTTCATCGTTTATAGCCCCTTCAATTTCAATTAAATCATCAGACGCTCCATAAATCTTTGTTATATTCATATCTCAAATGCGTTTTGTGTTGGGTTAATTAATTCTTCTATTTGTCCTGCGTATGTATCTAGCAACAACTTAACATCGTTCTTTAAATACGTTACAGGAATCTTTGTGTGGGTTTTTAAATCGGGAGCTATATGGTGAATGTAAAGTTGTCTTACCTTCCGCCCTGTCAACTCCTCGAAAAAATAAGCATAAATACTTAACTGAAAGCTATACTTAGTGTAATTGCAGTCCTGCAGGTGATCAAACGGAGCATACAATCTCTTCTTGTATTTGTTGAAATATACGATCCCGTTGTTAAGATTTGTCTTGAAATCAGCTAAATCCACCTCACAATCTTTTCTGTTACTGATAGCACAAATTTTATCTGTGGTGCCTGCAATTCTGTATTTCTCATTATACAAACACACCTCGTTATAGCTTTTATGGTACTCTGTGTACTCCGTCGAAACAGACTTTACAATATGTTCCAAGTCTTCATTCTCTTTTAGAATCTGCCCTGTATCAGAGTATAATTCCAATGCATTATGAATCCTTGTTCCGTGATCGGCGGCGGTTGTTCCCTTAGCCTTCCATTCTAGCCTTGTTTCCGGACTAGCAACTTTATAAGCATGCGTATCTTCAAACTTCTCGCTTATTAATTTAAGCAAAGCAGATACACTCATATAAGGATTACCTTCGTTGTCCTTATAAGTATGGCTTATGGGCTCTAGTGTTACTTTATTTGGGATTAGTAGGTGCATCTATTTCTTAGCTTTAATAGTAATAACAACTTCTTCCATTCCATTAAATTCAAATTCTTTTTTCTTTTCTACAACTTCTTTAATAA